GGTCTCGACACCGACTCATGGGTTTTCCGATATTTTCGATTTAGGGGCCTGAGTAGGGACTGTGTAGATCCTATGTGACCCTCGACGGTCTCTTGGGCTGGCTCACTACACCAGCCCGCACCATGCCATCACCACGACGTACGTTAATGACGTGTCCATCCACGTTGCCACGTGAAACTATTCCATACCAATACTGAGGTACATAGCACAGAAGACCGCTAATGTGACAACACCAACGACTGCCCATCGGATGACAAGCTCTTTGGTGCTCTCGTTACTTTTGTTAGGATTGTACTCGAACATATTTACCTTTCAGGCAACTCCCGTTTGGGAGCACCGTGCTGAACCATGCATCGAACGGCAAGGGCAGCTATTTTCCGCACCTCATGCAGGGATTCAGGGAATCCGTCTGCCACATCAGAGTGGTGCGTCCACTTTTGTTGTGCTTGAGCAGCGTACTGGTTAAGCATTAGAATGAACTCACCGAGCGTATGTGTTGAATAGTACTTTCGCTCAGGAGCCACGAAGGATTCAGCATACTCGACTTCAGTGTCGATAGCGGCATACACATCTTCGCGTGGAATATTGGCACTTACATTATCGTCTCTCTCAAGTCCAGGCATACTTCCTCTACTATACCACAGCTGCTTCTTCTAGCATACCATTAAGGTTCGCCTTTTCCTTGGCCTTCTTACGCTTCTTATTCTTGCGCTCTTCGAAGTTCTGAATGATGTCTCCCATATTGTCCTGGAGATATTCCACGTATGTGTTGTCATAAATGGTGTGATCACCCTCTTGGCGCATATAAGAACTAAGAACGTCGGAGTTCTCAATCACCTTCATCTTCACATAGAGTTGTTTACCCTCTTTCTGAATTCGGCGGATGAAGGCATTGTGCATAATCTGGGCAACGTACGCGAACACGTTCGGACGGTCCGGATCGAAGTTATGAATATAAAGAAGGCAGTTCTCCAGCGCATCGCCGATCATATCTTCCCTGAACGTATAATTGCGGAACCCAGGCTTAAATGATAGTCTGGTCGCCATCTTCAGGAAACACTCGGCGGCGAAATCTGGAATTGGGGGCCACTGGGTCCGAGGAAGTTTCTTTTTCTTGGCTTTTTCAACATCTACTTTCCAGACCGATAGGCATTCGTGCAGCTTCTTATTATCAACGTAATGATTAGACTTCTTGGGGTTAGTAATTGGTATCAAACTACCGTTCTCCTAAAATTTGGTTTCACCTGTAAGGAGTCGCCTCCCACGAACGGTGAACTTTCCACCAATGTATCATGAATAAAACCGCCTGTCATGTGGTAAACCGACATATACTTGCAGGTTTACGCGGGGTGTGGTTTATTCAAAATATGAACTGTGACGGTGTTAGCGCTAAAGAACTAATGGAAATGACCCGCCGTCAAAGCGAGCCAAACATAAATGACGGTTCAAACCCGGTTTTGGATACTATAAAGGATGGGTTGAAAATCGGTCTCGGCCTAACGGCCATCTATTTCCTGCTCCGTCTCGCCTGGAAAATCATCGTGCCGATCTGGTACCTGATCGTCATCTTCGTCCTCGCATGGTTTATCACCGTGCTCGACCCGAAGTTCCACTGGTTCTAGTTGATATAGACTTTCTTCCCGTGAATCACCATAGGCTCTTCCTCAGCCTCCGCCGTCTCCAACTCCACCTCAATGTCCTCATCGGTTTCGACTATATTGCAGATGCAGCGTTTGTACATTTCGAGTGATTCTTGGCCAAGATCGGCCAGTGCCACTACGGATGCTTTAGCTATGGCGATATACTCTTGATCGGTGAAGGGGATCCATCTGCATAACCCGAACGAAGCAGACCCGTCACCACTGTGTTGAATTAACTGGACCTTCATGGGCCACTTGACGAATATGGTGGCATTCTTGACGGAATCGGGGAGCATCATCCCAAATATCTCATCACCATTATTCAACTTGAATACACGCGGCGAGAGCTTAGAAGCGTCCAATTTTTCTGTTTCGATGGTATCAATTTCCGGCATCCTCTAAACTCCTGTCCTTGAGTTCAATTTCCTTGTATATTTTATATACGAACTTTTCATCGACGTAATACTTCACTCTCTCTGAAAAGTGCTTCATACCGTAGTTGCGATATGACTTATAGGACAGGTTGTCTGAGATGTCGAATAGAGTTACGCTGTTCTTCCGTTCGGAAACGCGTAGACCTCTGCCGATTGACTGAAGTACCCTTATTTTGCTCTTAGTGGGGCTGGCGAATATAACATTATCAATATTCTGGATATTGATGCCAGTGCTAAAAGTCCCATATGAGGCTACTATGATAGCGTTGGTTTCCTTCTCTACAATAGCCCTAACCGCCTCACGATCCTCTACTTCTGTCTTACCATGAACATAAAATGTCTTGCGCCCGCTAATCTCTGGGTCGCTCTGAATACTATCATATAACTGGTTGCCGTGTCTTTCCACGTGCTGAAACAATACCAGTGTATTGCCGTCCAGGGACTTGGCTAGATTACGTACAAACTTAATACGTGCTTGATTGGTTTCAAGCCATTCTATTTCGTCAGCATATGGCTGACGCGCCATCTCCTTACAAGACTCCTCTGGATATTTCAGAACCAAGCACTTGATCACCAAGTTGGCGACGGTGCCTTTATCCATCAGCTCTTTCGTGGTGGTGACCTTAAAGACTTTTCCGTATAGTCCTTCAAGTACCATCACATGCGTCTTGGACTCCTGTATGGTTCCGGTAGTACCAAACCTATAAGGAGTCTGAGCCATTTTCTCGAGGATATTGCTTAAGCTCTTTGCAGTGAACAGGTGACATTCATCACCAATCACAGTCGAGAACTGACTGAAGTACTGCTTCGGCATCTTGTATATCGACTGCCACGTACTAATGATCACCCGGCAGTTCTGTGAAACTTTTTCGCGGCCACTGTAAATTCTGTGGCAGTGGTCTTTCACATCCCACTTAATGGCGCTAGAATAGTCAGCAAAATCCGAGTACATTTGCTCGACCAATTGTGTGGTTGGAACAATAATCAATACTTTTCCACTGGTTTTGGCTAAGTAATACCGAACCAAACAATAGATGATGAGGGATTTGCCACTCGACGTCGGGCTTAGAAGAAGGGATCTTCTGTTGCGGATAGCGTGGATGATGGCATTGTATTGGTAGTCACGTACCTCAATCGGTTGACCGCGTGCATGAATCTTGAGTGCACGTACCATCTCCCGGCACTCCTCTAGGGAGAAATCGGTCATGGTATCTGGGATGTCACACTCAACGGAGTACCCCTGATTGTTGGCGAACTCTTTGAGATGTGGGATAAGCCCTAGATAAAGCTGCTTGTTGAGGGTGTTGAGTAGTCTAATCTTTCCATCCCACATTTTATGCTTAAACGCTGGCATAAACCTGTGGCCAGGAACGAGAAAAGTCATCCAGTCGGAGATTTCCATTAGAATCCCCGCATTAGCATCTATTTTGACATATGTCTCGTCAACCTTGGTGATGGTGATATCGGCCATTATGCGCCATTCTTGAATTTCAATAATTCTATTAGATTTTTGATGTCGAATCCGCGTCTCTTGAGTAGATCGATAGCATCGTTGATAATACGTAGTTTGATGTTTTGGATCTCTACTTTTTGTTCGAGGGCTTGGTATTCCGGATCAGCCTCTACCCACTCACGCACGCCTTGTGGTAATATCTTTCTGTCTTTTGGCTTGTCTTTGTATATTTCTGCAGGAGCATTACCGAGATAGTATTCCTTCTTGAGGAGATATAACTTCTTACGCTCTTGCTCTAGCTTGTTGAGCCGCGCCGACTCCTCTTCCCAGATGGACAACCAGTCAATTATTTTGTCGGGGATTCTAACAATCTCCGCTTCCATCTCGTCCTGGCTGTATTTCATGGACTTCCGGTAGAAGTCCTTTATCTCATTGAGTTTCATTAAAAGCAATAGTAACCCAAGCCTGACCGAAAGTCAATTGGTAAACTATGGGTTTAGCGGTACGCTAGGCTCGCTGAATTTCATTAGAGCGAACTTAAAAGTGACTGTGGCTGGAACGTTTTCGGCGTCTAATGACTTAGAGCTAAAGTTGATAGAAGACAACGATATTGGGAATGTATCTGTGAAGGTGACAATGATATTGGCGTTTTGCTCATTATCAATCACGGAAAGAGATAAATCAGAGTATATCTCTCTATCCGTTGTACGGGACTTTTGAATAGCCTGTCTTTGGCCGAAACTCTCGGGGTAGGCAATGCCAGACATCCAGTTGTGGATCTCGGCGTAATTGCGCATATCCTCATCAACACTGAATGTGATAGACAGGTCATCGTACGTCACCTTATTTCCGTAGACATTAAGATCGATGAACGGAGTAGGCTGCGTCGTGCTACCCATGGTCGTCCCAGGCAGCACAATCTCCTGGCAGTAATATACGACGTGAGGAATACGCCGGATACTAATTTGGAATCGGTGAGCGTTTAAGAAGTTAAAGTTTTTAGGTTGTTCTATCACAACCTTAATTAGTGCTACTTGAATTTAAGATTTGTTTTCAATAGATTTGTTTAAGTTTAATTTTACTTTATTCCGAACACCTGTCAAGTGGTAAACCTAACTTTCTATTCATTCAATTCAAATGTTGACTCTCAAAAAGGTGTGTGCAATAATAGTGATGTATACGCCATCAATATATTATGAAATAAAGTGATACCTCCGATTGGCGTAAAGGAGGTAGTTTTGAACGCTTCAACGAGACTGAGTCTCGACCAACTTCATACCATAGATACCATTGGAGAAGTCCCTGAAGAGGCTACTACATCAATCGGAATAGCCTACCATAGGAACGCCAGAATCACCAGTATCTTCGGGAACAAGATGATTAAGTTCCTGACCAGTGAGAAAACTCCCACACAGGACAAACTAAAGCGCAATGATAGAGTGAGGTTAAAAGACGATACCATTCTCGGAACGATAGATGAAAGAGCGAAAGGCTCTCCGACCTGCCTAGTGACGTGGGATGACGGTCTTACCAGCGAAGAAATGATGGAAGACGTCGAGCCAGCTAATAACAAAATGTCATGGGACGCGTGGAAGGTACGCTCAATGATTAATATGGGCGAGGCTTTCAGGTTCCGAGTTGACAGACCCAAACACACTGGCTATATAACAATTAAGTACCTCAGTAATCTGGACCCAAGCCCGGATTCTCCGGGTAATCAATTTGAAGTTGAGTTTGCGGTGCTCGACGGCACAGAGTACAAAGTAGTCACTCATGAACCAAGAGTGCACCGTGACGACCTTGTAAGGACCATCGCGCAGAGAATAACATGAACAGCACACATAAAGTGGAGGTAGTCCCAGTTCAGTTAATGCCGCATCCAAACGCGGATACTCTAAGCATTGTTAGGATATTTGACTCCTACGTCACGGTGGTCAAGACTGAACAATGGCAGGGTGTGGACAGAGGTGCGTTCATCCCACCGGACTCTGTGGTTCCAGACCAACCAGTATTTTCCTTCCTAAACGGTAGTTTCCGGATCAAAGCCAGAAAATACCGTGGTATTGTCAGCCAAGGGTTACTACATCCCGCTCCAGAAGGGAGTCAAATCGGGGATGACGTCGCCGAGCAACTTGGTATAATCCATTACGAGCCACCAATCTCATTCCGGATGGGTGATGCAGAAGTTGATCCTCCAATTCCTGGATATACCTATGATCTGGATACATGGTTCCGGTATAGCTCGTTACTCCCAGAGGGGACCGATGTAGAAGTCACAGAGAAAATTCACGGCACAAACTTCCGCGCTACTTTCCAGGACGGGAAAATGCACGTTGGAAGTCGCAGTCATTATCGCAAGGAATCCGCAGAGAACCTCTATTGGATGGCAGTTAAGGCCAATCCATGGATTGAGAAGGCGTGTAAACTTCATCCGGGGTTAGTATTCTATGGCGAGGTGTTCGGATGGGTCCAGAAACTAAGATATGGAGCCAAACCAAGTACACCACCCATGTTGCGGATCTTTGATATATGGAATCTTGACCGTTTTGTTAGTGTGACGGAGAGACACTCCATTATGAAAGAGGTTGGGACGCTCGAGGAGACTACTCCACCAATACTCTATCTCGGCCCATATGAGAAATCTAAAATTGAAACTCTCATCAATGGACCGAGCATGATTCCATCCGCCCAACACCACCGAGAGGGGATTGTTATCAAACCTCTCAACGAGATGTGGTGTCCAGAAATCGGACGGCTAGTCTTGAAAGCCGTTAGCCCTATCTATCTCGAGAAAAGCGAGGAATAGTCAACGTTTATGAACGCCGCGAAAGTCACGTCAAACTAAATGGTTTTTGACCCCTTCGTAGCATCAAGGAAAGTTATAAAATGAATAAGCCAGTACATGTAGCACTTGTGTATAAGAATTTCGCCGCTCGTGCGGGTATTAGTCACATCGGACTTGGAGTGTCGGCACTTAATAATGCTAAGGTATTAAAGAAGCACGGTATTGCATGTTCGATCATACCGATCGTTAATGTCAGACAGCTTGAGGAGAATCTCACTAAGGACGAATCAATTACCCACGTGGTGATTTCGGCACCATGGATTCCGACAGTAGAACTCCAAAGGTTGACCTTCCTATTTCCAAGAGTGGAGTTCGCCGTCAATTGTCACTCTAATGTCGGCTTTCTACAGGCCGACACTAATGGAGTCAGACTCCTTAGAGAATACATCGAACTCGACAAGGGAACCACCAACTTCGTATTAGCTGGTAATAGCGCCAAGTTCGTACGTTGGGTTAGACAGGCGTACTCGACAACGTGTGCATACCTGCCTAATATGTATTACCTCGACTATTCCCTGCGTGGTAATAGTCCAATCTATAGTGGCGGGGTGCTTCGAATTGGAGCATTCGGTGCCACACGTCCACAAAAGAACCTTATGTCGGCTGCTGGAGCTGCATTAGAAATCTGCAGTGACTTGAAAGTTGACACTGAGTTCTGGATTAGCGGTGGACGCGCTGAGGGTGGTGGGAACACTATTCTCAATTCAGTACGTGAAATGCTCAAGAACGTACCTGGGATTACACTTCGTGAGTTGAGTTGGGCCAGTTGGCCGCAGTTCCGGAATATTGTACGTAGAATGCACCTGCTGTTGCAGGTAAGTTACACGGAGAGCTTCAACATGGTAACTGCCGATGGAGTCGCTGAGGGCGTCCCATCCGTAGTTAGCGATGCTATTGAATGGGCACCCGATGGATGGAAAGCCCATATGGACGATGTCAATGACATAGCTGCCGTTGGAAGGCATCTTATCTTTGATCCATTAGCGTCTCATGATGGAGCCGTTTGCTTAGAACAACACAATTCGGATTCGTTTAGAGCCTGGATTCACTGGCTTGAGTTGGATAGAGGGTTTGATTATCATCCTCAGATCAACGACCCCTGGATTCTGTGATCCTGACAGCATCTGAACTTTAAGATTGTCGCGGCTGTTTTCTTACTGGCTTACAGTCGCGGCAAAGGCACCCTGATTCGTCCTCAGGGTGCCTTTTTCTATATTGCACAAACGGTTCACCATGGTGTATAATGTGGATATGACGCTTAATGAGTTGAAATCTAAGTTAGCGCCAAACACCAAAAATGTGGTTGATCTTGGTGGTGGGCGCGTGCGAATTGAAGGTGTGTGCGGCGTCACTGGTAAACCGTACAGCGTCGAGACCTCAGCCGATAACTTGGCTAAATTCCAGAGCGGGATGTTCGCCCAATCAGCGTTTCCTGATCTTTCTGCAAGCGACAGGGAGTTCATCATCAGCGGCACCAGTCCGGAGGGATGGGAAATTCTGTTTGGTGATGATGAGGAAGAAGATGGGGAAACGTCGGACGTTCTCTGAAAGATTTGCAGATAAGCTAGAAAAGCTTAAGGCCAAGCGCGAAAAAGATGAACAGAGGGAGAGGGACCGGATCAAAACCAGTGTCCTTACTCAACTCGAAAAATCTAATCCCGTAATCCGCAGAATACTCACATCTACTCAAGCCGACGTAGTTGAAGTTGGACCATGTTTTTGTGGTGAGTGTGAGGATTGCAAGAAGCGATCTGCTAAGGCTAAAGAGGTTGTCGCCAAGCCAGTTAAACTCAGCGTTAAGATCAAACACTTCCCAGTCGAAGAAGATGACATCCTTCGCGAAATATACAAGTCAAAATACGAAAACAACGCGTTCAAGACGTCTCAGAAGAGATTACCCCACAGGACTGCTGGTGAGATATTTCGCAGAGCATCCGAGCTTGGCCTAATACGCACGCGTGAGCGCTACCGTTGGTCAGATGATGAGCTTATGGTGGTGGAAACGTTTGCCCACTGCTCCCTTGAAACAATTCAAAGAAAGCTCGTTGGCGTTTCCCCCAAGGGGTGTAAGAGAACCAGATCTGCCATTGCTGGACAAATTCATGCTCTGAAGTTTAGGACCAACCTAAACGGAATGAATCATTCTAACCTCGCAGATGCACTTGGGGTAAGTGTGTATGGCCTTCACCAATGGCGTGAGCGCGGTTATATCGCCGGGAGTAGACTTCCGACTATCGACCAGCATAAAGATCGTGTGGACTTTCGAGAGGACGCCGCTCCGTGGTTCTACCACAATAACGATATTATTGTCTTTCTGCTGGAATACCCACAGTTGTATGATTTCCGTCTTGTTAATCAACAGTGGTTTGTTGATTTAATGGCCAGCGCAGTTACTCAAAATGACGTTAAGCTACGCAATAGAGTAAAAACGGCTAATGGTACGTCGTAATCACTTCAGGCGAGTCTACATCGCACGGCAGTCATCCAAATCCCAGTATCATCATTTTGATAAACTGGAACAGGAGTATAAAGCTATGCGTGCGGCTGAAGATTCAGAGAAATCAGAGATTCATCGCATAGCCCCCAACTTCTGGGATGAACTACAGAAGGTCCAACGTATGCGATATAAACGAATAAGAATGCGCCTCAGAGCGGCATAATACTAGACAGATGAACCGTGTGTTTGGTATAATGGAGTTATATGCGACCAGCAGATTACGTTGCTGAACAACTCATTCATGGGTGTAGCAAGCACCCGGCCTACCGATATAAACGGAAACCAAAAGAGTGCGCCAGATGTAATGAGTTGTACGACCTGTATCTAGAATGGAAGGCCACCAGTGAGTCTTCTAACCAGTGGAAGCAATTAGCAGACTTGCCAGTGAGGGCCAATGCACACCGTTAGTTCTACGAAGTTTAATCTCCAGGTTAAAGAATCTCCAATTCATAACCGTGGATTGTTCACAGAACAGTTCATTCCGGCCAGGAGACATGTAATCGAGTACACTGGCACGCGCCTCAATAGAAAGGCATATAAGCAACTGTATTCAGATGGGTTATCCTTCCATGAACGTCCGTACCTGTTTGGTGTAAATTCTTACTGGACGATAGATGGAGCTGTCGGCGGCAGTGGAGCACAGTTTACCAACCACTCCTGCAGTCCTAACATGCGTGCTATCGTTAGAAACCAGAGGGTATTTTTCGTGGCACTGCGGGATATCAATCCAGGCGAAGAGTTGACCATTGACTATTATTTGGAATCATCTGAAAAAATACCATGTGTCTGCGGTACTCCGGAGTGCCGTGGCGAGCTTAATGGTTAGCGATTCACAGATTGCATAACGTCCCATCCGTTGTATAATACATTTTGGATGGTTGGATTTCATTACCCTCACTAAATTACTACGAGGGTCCCTATATGACTATTAAGATTAATGGCGTCGAAATCGAATTCGACGGAGAGATAGACATCCAGATTCGCGAGAATGGTGCCCGCGTATCACTCAAACCGAAACAGGCAGAGGCTGATGAAGAAGTTGTCCAACCAGCCGAGTTAGCGCCTATTATCCCCCCAGTCAAGTATCCATGGAACGTGCCTGTTACGCCATGGTATCCATCGCCGTCCCCTTGGACTCCAATATATCCATCTGGACCGTCCACTCCATGGCAACCAAATATTATCACAACGACAGATGGCACTGGAATTGTCGGTCAAAGTCCATACACCATCTGGTGTGGCGATAACCTTAGTGGGACCATCTCTGGTGGTATGACTAATGGGTTCGTTTCATCGTCCTATACAGTGGTTGCCAATAACGCAGATAACGTCACATACACAGTTCAATAGGAGTATCAATGAGTTGCTATGCAGCGGGCTGTAAGTCGGAGAACACACCCAAAAAGTATGTGTTCTGCCGCAAGCACTGGGAAATGCTTCCCAACGAATTACGGTTGTCTCTGAAAGACCATGTCGAGAAGGGTAAGGGATCGTTGCGTACAATCCCAACCCGCGAATGGTTGGCTAAGGCCAGTAGCTATGTTGGTAACGTGAGACACCTCTCCGTGAAGGTAGATGCCTCTGGGCGTGTCCACCACAAACAAGAGAGTGAAGAGAACAAGGAGCCGAAGAATGAGTAGCGCTCCTCAACCGCAATTCACAAGCGACATTGCTGAAATGCAGCATAGAATGGGTGTGTGGTGGACCAAGAATTTTGGCCACAACGCCAAGGATGTGCCAGCGATGTCTCTACTTGCTCTAAACGAGGAGGTGGGTGAGCTTTGTCGCGCCCACCTCAAACAAGAGCAAGGTATTCGTGGTTCCAAAGAACAATGGGATCAGGAAATTGAGAAAGAATGTGGTGATGTGTTCGTGACGCTGGCCGTGTATGCCTATCGCAAGGGTGTAGACTTGGAAAAGGCAATTAAATCGCGGTGGGATGTGGTTGAGAGGAGAGACTGGATCACCAACCCAACCACTGGCGGTAAGGAGAAGGAAGATAAATCACTATGAGTGCTGATTCTAGAGATTTACTCATTGCGGAGTTGATGGATGCTCTGACTGCGGCCCATGACGGTCTGAAAAGATTTCACGACATTACTGATAGGACCAATGACGTCGATGATAACGTGATTGATACCATTCATGAGGAGTCTAATCGAATTCTCACCGATTCTCCAACGGAAGGTGCTATTAGGGAGTTGCAAGCTGCTTCTATTTCAAGGTTTATTGAAGATATGAAGATCACAGCCGAGCGCATGCGGCTGGACGAGTTCCAAATGGGTCTCATGGCTCGTATTATTGACGAAACCTTGCAGCCGCCTATGATAGTGGCCCCCTAAATACCGTTATGCCAGAAGAAAAAAGATTCACAATGTCTGCCGTTAAGTACCCAATTGGTACACGGTGGAAGATGAAAAACGACCAACCAGTCGACGTGTTCCCATGGGGTCCAGAAGATGCACCATTCCAGGGTGAAGTCGATGGTCACACTCAATGGTGGGATAAAGATGGTAAGTGGGTGCGTGGCAACTTCGGTTCAAGCATTTATGATCTAGTCGTTAAAATCTCCAACCACGTCCAGGCACCAACATTTTCACCGGACGCTATGGGTCGCCCACCCATTCGACGCGGAGTAAGATGATCCATTACGTGACAGGAGATCTGCTTAAGTCTGACGCGGAGGTCCTTGTCAACACGGTTAATTGTGTTGGGGTGATGGGTAAGGGAGTAGCCCTCCAGTTCAAAAACCAATTTCCAGATCTGTACAGGGCGTATCACACTGCGTGTGCTAATGGAGACATCGAAGTTGGTCGTATTTGGGCGTGGTATGGGCCTAAGACGGTGGCCTGTATGCCAACCAAAGATCACTGGCGTGATGGCTCCAGAGTTGTATGGGTAAGGAATGGTCTCGAATCACTTCGAGATTTTCTTATCCAAGGCGGCTACAAATCAGTGGCAATGCCTAAACCTGGGTGCGGCAACGGTGGACTGAACTGGGCAGAAATTAACACACTCGTTCAAGAAATACTGGGACCAATAGACTGCCATATTGTTGTTTACGTATAGGGCTTGACAATCCCTTTCCGGTTGTGCTAACATAGGTGAGTACATCAACTGCCATGGAGGAGCACGAATCAGGATATGTCGAAGTGGTCTTTTATACAACCCGGCAGGTCTTTTCCGGTGTCGTCGTCACCGAATTACAGCGATCTCTATAAGAGGTGGATCGAAATAGAGGAAGAGCTTTGGGTGTTATTTCCCGAAACTCAAGGCCGCAGGGTAGCGGTTCATCAATTCGGTCAGACCGGATATCTACTAACATGTTCTGGGGCCTGTCATAACAGTGAAAACTGTGGTCGTGTGAAGATCTGCGACAACGGCACCGAGCTTGAAAACCTCGAAACATATATGCTGATGCCGTGCTGTGACAACAGCATCCGGCCTTTGCGTATGAAGCCGCTTCGAAGACTCACCCTCGAGGAGTGGCGGATGGCCAACGTTTCTGCAACCAAGTTGGCGGAGTTGCTGGACCAGGAAATGTATCACGAGTACATGGGCATTGCCATTGGAGTGGCGGGGACGAGCATCGAAGTTGCTGATCTAGACGACGATCTTCAATCCAAACTCGGCATTGGCGATTTCTGACAAACTCCATAGATTGTTAGTATCCGGATTCGTTTCCATCAGTGCATGAGCATTGGTGTATTCGAGGTACGCTGGCCACGCCCTTGACCCGACTGTATTGCCGACAACGGTGGTTTTAGTCATTGGTGAAATGGCTCTATCACCGTCGTTGTCTTTTCGATGGGCAACATTAATTTGAATCCCATTGATATCACTAATATTGGTGACGCTGGTATCGACCTTAAATAAGTCGATGGCGTCTTTTGTCCCTTTGTAAACATACTTTCCGTTTTCGCTGAAGTTATTGACAGGAAGGTTGACATTGGGGAAGTGTGTTGTCGGCACTGCAGGGATAAAATCCAGCTTGCTGCCATCAGCATTGGGATAGACAACTGTAACTCTGCTTGGTCCTAAGACGTCATTGTTTAAGCTTCCGGAGCCATCGGCTATGTACACATCATCGCAAAGTAGATTCGCAAAAAACATCGATGTGCCAGTAAATCTGACGCGGGTGATACCTGCGGCGGTACCTGGGAAAGTACATACCCTGTTACCCTCGACGTAAACCTCGCCTCCGGAATTACTAATCTTCACTTCGATATATTGCCATAGGGCTGTTGGGATCTCATAGTCAGACCACGCAATAGCGGTCTGATTATACTCATCAGCACCAGCCAACACCTTAAGTTTGTGGGTTTCTTGGTCGGCAGCTATCGAGAAGACATAGTTGCCGATGGACCCGTTTACGCCTTTGTCATCAGCACTACTTAGGAGGTTCATGAAACCATGGAAATTTGTTACGAAATACCCAGTGTAGGCTGTGAGATTAATAGCTGCCCCAACCATAAACGGTTGTGTAGCTGTTAGGCCAAACGATTTCGTCATCCCACCGAATGGTGGCTGTCCGAAACTCAAAGGGCCACCTAAATTCATAGCCTGACCACCAAATCTTCCGGCTTGGAATGAGCCGCCAGATCCGGCATCCCATTTTCCAGTGGGCTTGCTTAGATTGCTGTAGTGGTCAAAACCGTCAAAGAATAATAGGGCCATAGAATTAAATAGTCTGGTATCGGTTTACCGCTTGTCAGAGCTATTAATTCGTGGTTAACTGGTTAAGTCTGAATATTCGATTCAGAATCGGAAGATAAGGAGCCGATCAACATGAAGAACGTTTACTCTACTGTTCTCAACAGAATGCAGACCTCTCCGAACGTGCCTGTTCCGGGACGTGAAAAGGAGATGACTCCAAACATGGGTGGAGGCTTTGCCTTCCAGGTCACGCCGTTCACCATGCTGGAAAGATTCCTTGTGCTAGGGAGCGATAAGCCGACTTATTACGCTTCCGCACAGAAGCTTACCAAGAACAACGCCGACAACATCCTTGCTTGCCTCAAGCTGGATGGTCGTAAGACCGTCGACATGATCGTTGATGTGTCTATTAAGGGACGTGCGCCCAAGAATGACCCGGCGCTGTTTGCGCTAGCCGTGGCTGCGGCCTACGGCGACGACAAGACCAAGTCTTACGCGCTCGACCGCCTATCCGACGTTGCTCGTATCGGTACCGATCTTTTCCACTTCCTGGAGTACATCAACTCCATGCGTGGTTGGGGTCGTGCCCTTAAGAGAGCGGTTGCCAACTGGTATCTGTCCGTTCCTGCGGATAAGATGGCCTATCAGCTGCTGAAGTACCAGCAGAGAGATGGTTGGTCCAACCGTGACGCACTATGTCTGTCTCACCCGAAGACCGATGAGAATGTCAGAAACGTGATGTTCAACTACATCATGACTGGCAAGCTCAAGGTTGAAGATGGTCTGGACAGCCGTGGTCTGCGCCTGATCGAAGCTTTCGAAAAGGCCAAGGTGTCCACCTCTGTGGATGAGCTGGTTAGACTGATCACGGATTTCAATCTCACCCATGAGATGATTCCGACTCAGTTCAAGTCCGACAAGCGCATCTGGGAAGCCCTGCTTCAGAAGATGCCAATCGGAGCTATGACCCGCAACCTTGCGAATATGACCCGTTATGGACTCCTGGTCCCGATGGGTGATGCTACCAGACTGGTCATCGACAGACTCAACAACGCTAAGATGATCAAGGACGCTCGTCTACACCCGATCAAGCTGCTGAATGCCTATGGCACCTACAAGCGTGGTAAGGGTCTGCGCGGGCAGAACACTTGGTCTCCGGTCAACCAAATTGTCGAGGCGCTAGAGAGTGCGTTCTACCTGTCTTTCGACGCTGTCGAACCGACTGGCAAGAAGCGCTACATGGCCATCGACTGCTCCGGTTCTATGGGTATGGAATTCCAGGCTATGGGTGTGACTTACGCTGAAGTTGCGGCGTGTCTAGCCATGGTTGAAGTCCGTCGTGAACAGGAGTACTGCTTCTACGGGTTCTGCAACCAGATGGTCGATCTTGGCATCACCAAGAATGACACTCTGGCGGCTGCTGCCCGCAAGACGCAGAAGTCCAACTGGGGTAGCACCAATGCTTCTCTCCCGATGCTACATGCTCTCGAGCGGAAGATCCCGGTGGACGTGTTCGAAATGATCACCGACAACGACGTAAACTCTGGTACCATGCATCCGTTCCAGGCACTACAGAAGTACCGTGGTGGGATGGGTCGTGCCGCCAAGATGGTGGTCATCGCAATGACGCCGACTAACTATTCCATCGCTGACCCTCGCGATGGCGGTATGCTTGATGTTGTTGGCTTCGACACTTCGGTGCCGACTCTGGTCAACAACTTCATTCTCGGAGGGGGCAAGTCTGCTTCTACTGACGAAGATGAAGTAGACGAGTAACGGTGTGAGCCTAGAGTTCACTCATAGCTGGACTCTAGGCTCTGCACCATGGTATAATAAGGGTATGACGACACCAACACCGACGCCAACGATGCCGCCAATGCTGATATTGCAGGGGGAGAACGGAGAGCAGTCCAACATTGGTATTATAGAGTTTGAAAAGATGATACCACATGTGGAACGCGTCGGTATTTCTGCTAAAGGGAACATTCTGATTCAGGTCAAAGGTGGGGCTGTAGTTGAGGCTGTCGGTGGTGAAATGTTCTTCGATATGCGAGACGAAATTCTCAAAGAGCTAGACACCGCCAGCAGCGTCAACTAAGTAGTTATATGGTTACATGGGGCCAAATCATCCAGTTTGAAGAGAGTGGTCTAAGCTTTGTAAAATTGGATAATCAAAGCCTTCTGCCATTCACCGCCGACAAGATCAGATATGTGCACGGTGTAAATAACTGCGTAGGTCGTCATGTTGAACTTGAGATCGAAGATCGTCAAGTCTTGTGGATCAAAATCTAAATGTGGACCCGTAGCTCAATTGGTAGAGCAGCGAGCTTATACCTCGTATTAGCGGCAGATTACCGTGAGGTTGGGGGTTCGAATCCCTCCGGGTCTACCACACCCTTCCAGTATTGACAATCGCATTCATTCCATAATATAATGGAAGTGATGAAGATCAAACTCATTCTCCTATCGATGGCTACTTTGGTTCTGTGTAGCTGCACGGAACAACAAAAGGCACATCAAGAAGCAATTGATCGGGCCTCTGCCCGCGCCGCCTACATTCCCAAAAACGATATCGAATTCAAGAACTATGATCGCCGCAACAGAATAGCGGATGATCCGACGACCATTATGTGGTGCACGGCTGCATTCCCGATTCCGTCGAGTCCACTGTTCACCGTGCCGATTGTTGGCAAGACCACTTCTGGCTCAAAGAGAACGTTCGAGAGCGATCCTGGACCAGACGGTATGTACGGGTCGAGCGGCGACTATGATTACGGGTTTACCCCGACTGGCATGTACGCGGAGTGGCGCAAGATGACTCAGTTCTGCACCAACGAACCAACGGTCTGGCAGAGACAGGCAACCACCATCGCCATGCAGATCGACCCTGAGTTGATGAAGGCGCACGAGTCGGCCAGAAAAGCGCTACAAAACGGCAATCAGACAGAGGCGCTCAAGATTCTTCAGAGTGCGATTAACGAGGTGAAGAAATGAAAGCAGGGGCAGTAGCGTTCGGTATCTTCATGGCGCTCATGGCGTTGTGTGTGGCAATTGGTTGGGTTTCGCTTCCGTTTCAACAGGTAAGTGTTGAAAATGTCAAGGCACAATGGGCGTTCGCTTACCAATATGACGAAGCGCTCCAGGCGGCAGCACGACAAGTGTGTACGGCGGAGAAATCGTCTCTCAATGCCGTAGGTGAAGAGGCTGTTCAACGTCGCACTCAAATTGCGGCGTACGAACAGAACTACTCTCGTATCCAAGCAGAGTACAACCAGAAGCTTCGCAACGCGTTTGAAGCGAAGTATATCCGCCCATCCGATGTGCCTACCAGAGCGCCAGAACTTCTGGACATGAAGGCACGTGTATGCGCACCAAGATAGCCACAGTCCGCGCAGAGTGTGGTGACTGCAAAGGCACCGGAATTTACATCGGCTACGATGAGCACGATGGTGCATCAGTGGTGTGTGCCAACTGTGATGGTAGCGGGTACCGCGAGATCAAGTATAAACCATGGGACGGTAAGAGGAAACGTCATCCTCGTGCCAAAGTGGTATACCGTGCTAATCCGGGTTTCACCATTAGCACAAAACAACCGGGAGGTATACCATACGCGGACTGGGTTAAGGGGAAGAAATTTCCCAAGGTCGGCGGAGAGATGCGGGAGTTGGTTTGTCCGCGTTGGTGGTATAAGATGGTTGCTGATGTGCAACGCCTCATCCCCAACTGGGATCCTTGTAAGGAAAAAGGGTCGTCATTCTACGACTGCAAGATGTGGAAGAAGAAGGACGAGTGCTGGCAACGATTTGACATTGAGTTTGTGCAAATTAAAACTTCATAACGGTTGCTTCAATTCAAGCAGCTAAATATGTCCGTATGGGCCTGTAGCTCAGTTGGGAGAGCGCATGCTTTGCACGCATGAGGTCAGGGGTTCGACTCCCCTCAGGTCCACCATATTCTAATATGTTTGATGAATCTGATAACAATTTAAGTAGAGCCATCAAATCGCAGCAATGTATGTTAGTGGCTCTCGCTCAGATGGTCGGGAAGAAGTTAGGCGATGACGCGGATATATCACGATGTTGGAATTCCGCGTATAAGCTTAATACCTTAATCGCGCATATGACTGGCGTGCAGTTGCCTACAATAGAGCAGCTAAATAAAACTGCCGAAGACATATGTGAATTGGAAAGAGTGTACAAGCTGTAGTTTATATCTTGACCGACAGTGGCTTGTGTGGTATTGTAGAGTTGTAGTATTTGGGCGGTTGTAGTTTAGTTGGGGGCAAAACGTCGAACCTTCCGGAGAGGCATGGTTCGAGACCTACCCCGCTCACCAAGATCTTTTGAGTTTATCCGAGCCGATTCGGGAGGGTTATCACCCATATTTGTTGACTCCTCCCAACTTAAAATTCTTGTTCGGATTTCGATTTGCGGCAGTGGAGTATCAGTTAACTTGGGAGGCTCATAACCTCCAGAAGGGTGTGCAAATCCCCCGCCGCTACCATATCATGACGAGCCGGATGTAAGTGGGTTATCGCACTTGAAGCGCGTGGTCCCAGGTTCGAATCCTGGCTCCCCGACCAATAAAATAACCGGGGAGTAGCTCAGCGGATAGAGCACGTCAAACATCCACTTCGATTATTGTTCGTCTAGGTATTTGATGGGCGTAGTTGTCGTGCATAGTTGCTGTTGGTTGTTTAGCCCATCTAGGAGGTCACGGCTTTCCTCCTTTCTCCGTGGCCTCTGAGTTTGATGTGTGGTGAGCCGGATGTAGTCGGTTATCATTCAATTGTTTAAATTGACCAAAACGCCGATTGCGAGCTTTAGTTCACTGCATACTTGACAGAGTTGTAGCAGTTGTGATATTGTAGATTTGTGGATATGGTCGACAACCCCAGTCACCTAAATATCCAAAGCGAGAACGATATGCCAAGCATTATCAACATTGCGGCACGAGGTAGTAGCCTGAAAAG